TTTCCTTTCAGATTGAGATAACTACCTAAAATACCGGTTAGGGTAGATATAACTATATTCTTATCATTTTGCTTCAACACGACTTAAATATACGACAAATATTTGATATTTCCAAATATTTTAAGGTCTATTTTCCTCTAAAAACCACTCATTTGGGATGATTTTGTCCGAATATTTATATCCGTTCTTTTCACACCAATCCCCATAGGTTGTTTTGGACTTTTTGGTGATTTTGTTCTTTGAATTAGAAAATACGAACCTAATGTCCATATTTGGGTTTTGTTCTTTAACCAATAAGTGTTTCTTACGGTCAGCTGCCACAAACCTACCTTTTGTCTCTATTCTAATACCATTGGGTAGTTTGAAATCGGGGTGATAGTGGTGAGTGGATGCGGGAATTATATATAGAACCTTTTCGGTTTCATATTCTACTTTAATTCCTTGAGATTCTATTTGTTGAGAGATGGTTTCTTCTAAACCAGATTTAAATCCATATTTTTGTGCAACCCATTTTGGATTGTTCTTTTTTGTAACTTTTTTTGCCATTAAATTGTTTTATTATTATCCGTTTACATTGGTTCTTTGAGTATACTCTTGTTTTGCATCACTCGCAGCCTTTGGTAAATTCCCACCCCCATATCTTGTATATGGTGCTTTTGCTTCTAATGCGGTTACTACTTTTTCATCATAAGCTTTTGTTCCTGTTTCATCGATACCAATTGAATATGGTGTTTCGTCCTTTCCTGGACCAATTTTATCTGTTCCTAAATCTTTTGATTGTCCTTTGTATAAATCTAAAATACTTGCCATTGTTTTTTGTTTTTGTATATAAATATAAGATTATGTATCAAATCGTACAATAAAGTTTACAGTTAAGTCGTGCTCAGATTTAATTGGTTGTGGTAATTTAGCTACTGCTACCAATTGGCAATCATCATCATATAAGCCAATTGTTGTAATCATAGGTGTTAAAAAAGAACCTGTTGAATCTACTGAACTACTCATTTCCCAATGTTCAAATCCCGCTAATGTATTACCAATTGAACCACTATATCTATAATCTAATGTATTACCATTATTTAATGTTGTAAGTTTACGAATATAACTTACACCTGGATTTGTTATTACATTTGTGGTTATATTATTTGTGTCCGTATGGGTTTCTGTTACTCTACCAACATTTACAATTGCAGAAGGATTGGTTGAAACATTAAATTCATCTTGTTCTGCTATAAGTAAATACTCATGTTCGTATATAGTTTTTGTTGATTTAAAAGATAAATCCCAATGGTTTTGTAATTTTATTGCAGAATCTCTTGTTAATACTATTAATCCTTGATTATAAAATATATTACCAATTTTAATACCTTGCGATTCTTGTGGTAAAAATGAAATATTTTCTGCTATTGCTATACCAGATTCAATATCCAAACTAATCAATTGTATAGTGGATTGTGAAACTCCATTATAAATTAAATCTAATGTTCCAGATTGTATATCAAATGCACCCACATATGTATCCAATGATGCACTATAAACATTTTCTGCAAAATCAATAAAATTAAATATTTTATTTTCAACATCAATTTTAGAAATATAAATACCATCTCTATAATCTTGTAAATTACCAAATGAATCATCGGTGTATTGAATTTCGGATGGGATATTTTTATTATCAACTAAAACCACTGAACCTTTTTTAATTCCTTCACCAACATATATTTGCGGAATAGAAATTACTTTTGCACTTCCACTTAAATATCTTTCTTTTGATAAACGTGCACTATTATATACATTTGTTTTTTCACCCAATCTTGTAAATGGATTATCTTCATGCCCATTATAAAATTGAGAACGTAATTGTCCATATATAGAGTTTTTTGGAAATTGGCCGGATAAGTCTGTTGAAGTTTTATCTGCTTCTAATAAATCAATTTGTGTAGAACCACTAGAGAAACTCCATTCTTTGTAGGCTTTGAAAGGCCTAATACTAATATCTGACTTTGGTATTCTTTTTAACATATCGTATATAAATATCTCAAAACTAAAAACCCACCAAATTAAGGTGGGTTATAGTTGTTATTTTATTCTCCGATTAAAAATCTAATTTAACTCTAATTGCAATTTCCTTATCAAATGATTTTTCAACTGGTGTAGAAGTTTTTGCAACTGCTATCAACTCATTTGAATCATCATATAAACCAATAGTTGTAATATAAACATGTGGGTCTTTTTCAAATAATGTTTGAGTAAATTGACCTACTGAGCCTGTTACAAACGAAGGGTTATTTGAGAAGTTAAATTCTCTATTGTTTGCTCTTACAAAATAATGAGATGTAGAAATGTTTTCAGTTCTTCTTGCTACAAAACCATCATTTGTCAAAGGGGTAACACCACCTTTATTCATTGTATCAATTAAAGCTTTAGAACCTGTTAAGTTTTGATACACACCAGCTACTGAAGAACTTGCTGCAGCTAATTCGTAACCAACTGAAGCAGAAAGTGCTAATGGGTTTAATAATAAAACACCCATATCAGGATAAAATAATCCAAACCCTTGTCCATTAGATGCTATTGCTGAATTTATTGATGCACTATTTGATGTTCCAATATTCAATGAACCACTAACCAAATTATAAACTCTTCCTGCAGTAGTTACAGTTTCACCCGTTCCACCACTATCATCAATTAAAGTTACTAAACCACGAGAACCAGAAAGTGTTAATGAAATATTTCCTGGGTCTAATCTTTCTTTGTAATTTGCTCTATTGATATTAATTGCGTAAAAATTATTCATATTTCCATATACCGATGTTGAACCAGAGTATATTTGAAATATATTTACTCCTGGGTCTAATAATACATTTGCCATTTGGTAGTAAACTGCGGTAGTTGAAAGTAATGAACTTTGGTCTTGTCCTAATGTGGGTGCACCGAATCCATTATAATCACCATATGCTACTGAAAATTGAACATTTGCAGATGTTGATGAAGTGGGTAAATTATATACATTGATATAATATTTTCCTGAATTATCGGCAACTTGTATAGATGAAGTATAGAATGCATATAAAGAACCAGTATCTCCACTCCATATTCCAGAAGTTACAATTTGTGTTCTATTTACAACTGTATCTAATGCTCCAAATTTTTTGTAAATACCATTAGAAATGGTAGTCATATCTGCACTAATTTGTTCACCTGTTCCTAAGAATTGGTTTACTATGCTTACTAATTGATTAGTATCGATTGGAGTTCCTGCGGTGTTTGCTGCACCTGCTAAGTATTGTGATAAATTACTTGCTAAAAGGGCCCCTCTATTGTCTCTTATTAATGCCATGTTATTTTATTATTGAGCTTGAATGTAAGTTACTGTTACTGGAATTGTTTGTGAACCACCTGTTTCGTTACCATAAACTGTAATTGTTGTTTTGATAGTTGATGTTAAAGATGGGTTAGGAATAAATTTAAAAGTTAATCCTTTAGCAATTATTGCTGTTGCAGATGCGTTGTCACCAATAAATACTGGAATTGTACCTGTATTTGATGTTACTCCTTCACCAACAATATCACCTGCCAATTTGTTTGATAATACTATTGTATAACCCAATGTTCTATTACCTGCTGGAGATGTAGTTGGAGATAACGCAACTTCACCACTTTTTTGATTAACTGAAATAGTAGGAACTCCAAACTCAACAATAGGAATTCTAACTGTATTTTTTGGAAGAGTTACTAATTTAAATTTCATTACTTGAGTTTCATCAGGATTAGCTTCTAAAATTGGCATGCTTTTAATTGCCGAATCATAATAAGCAGAACCCAATGGATGTGCTGGTTGATATAATTGGTAATCGATTTCATCGTCTGCTAACGCAAATTGAGTAATGTTTAGTCCTTGTCCTGCAGCTAACTTCTCTCTACCCTTTTTAGTAAGAATAGCATCTACTGTTAATTGTGTGTTACTTAAATATCCCATAGTGTTGTATTATCGTTTGATATAAATATAATTATTTTTTAATTTTGTTATTCTACTAATAAAATTGGTTCATTTGTACTTCTACCTGTTTTATTTACAGTTAATGTATTTGGATTAGATACAAATGTTTCAACTGGTGCCGCACCATCAATTGTATTCCAAACTTTATTACCATTTTTGTCTAAAAAATATTCATATTTTGCACCTAAATAATATGAATTTTTTAATCCAGTTGTTAAATCGGATACATTTCTATAATGCGTTGGTAAATATCCATCAACAGGCTGCACTAAAACTATATTACCACTTGCAGTAGGTGCCGTTGAACCACTAAATGATTGAATATTTAAACTAGTTTCATAGTAAGTTTGAATTGCAGTTATATATTCACCCCTTATATCTGCTAAACCATTTGGTAGTATGGATAGTGGTTTTAAATATGTTCTAGTTTTTGCAGTAGTTATTAAATTTGCTTTAATTCTTTCTTTTACAGTTCTTCCATCTTTATTTATATATGTTCGAATTGCAGAACCACTTTCTGCATATAATCCAAATCCAATATCTTCGTATGGTGATTGTCCTATTAACTGATTACTATTTATTATATCAATTTCCGTTTGTATTGTTGGATTTTGTAAATTTGCATCAATTAAAACATCTTTTTGATAATCTTCAGCTATTAAAATTGTTGTATCGTTTTGTATTATTCTTGTGTCAAATTGTTCATTTTCTGCAATAATTTTTGAATTAAGATTTGCATCTATTAAACTTTCAAATTGTTCGTTTTCTCCAATAATATTTGAATTAATATTTGCATCTATTAAACTTTCAAATTGTTCGTTTTCAAATTGTAATATGGTAGTATCACTATAATGTATATCTGTTTCTAATTGTTCATTTTCACCGGTTGGTTTTTTATGTGGAACTTTACTTCTTTCTAAAAAGTGCGGTTCAATCAATAATCCAACAGTTGCTTTAACTCTTGCTGGTAACATCTTTTTAATATCTTCAAACATAGATTTCTCATATAGTTTGATTAAATTAATGTATGCATAAATGTCTCTATTATCAAATCTTTGGAAATAATAATTTCTTAAACTATCTAATTCCGAATAGTTTGGTTTATAATCATCCGATGGGTCTCCGATATAATTATCAATGTTTAAACCACCAAATGATTTAGCAATATCAATGTTTAATTCTTTTGTAGGTGAGAAAAACAATCCTACTCGGTTTGAATCGGTTGGTGATTGGTCAAATGCTTTATTAGTTGCTCTTTGTTTATACGATAAATCGGATGTCAATGTTTGTGTTTCGAATCTAACTTTATTAGTTGAATATCTACTTGCACCACCATCTGGATAATCCATTACTATTGTTCTATCTATTACTTCAAAATTAAATGGATAAGATGTTATAGATGTAAACCCATCCGCACTTGCCGAATACATTGGTGTTGTATTTTCAGAATATAATGATGCGGTTGTTATACCTTCGTAATGATTTCTAGTTAATCCCTGTGCAAAATATATGTTTGTATCTACATTTATTAATGAAGATGTTTGTGCTAAATTTTTAGGGTATTCAAAATCCAAACGGAAATATAAATCAGTAGTAGATGCTGAAATACTATTACCATTTATCATTTCAGGAAAAGAAACATGATTAAAAAATATCTGCGTATCTAATGGTTCACTCCATAATCTAAATTCATCTACACTACCAATATAGTTTCCACCTAATTTTATTTTAGAACCATTGTTCCAATTATTTGGTACAGATGCGGATATAGATTGTTGAAATGTTGTTCTTTCTTTATCCGATTGTCTAATATCTAATTTTAAACCAGTAGAACCACTACTTACTGATAAACCAAAAAACTTATCATTGAATATTGGTAGTAATGATGATGATATTGATTGAGAACCACTATAATTAAATACTACATGTCCATATGAAGATGATACAGCAGAGGCAGTTATTTCTATATTCCAATTACTACCTGATATTATTCTAAAATTTGATTTAGATGTTGGTTTTAAAAATAATTCAATAGTATTTGGTTTTCTACCTTTGTTAGTAACTTTCCAATCCATTTCTAAATAAGAACCACTATTCATCACCAACGCAGTAGTTACATTATCCATTATCAATTTACTCTTTGGTGCATCATTATCTATTTCTGGTCCACCAAATTCTAAAATTGAAAGATTGGATGAAGGAATACCATAACAACTCATTATTGCATATATGCCTCTTCTAGTTCCTTTGTGTTTTAATAAGTAAGGTAGGTTATTTATAATTCTTCTCCAAACTTCATAGGTTCTTTGTTTTGCAGGATTTGTTTCTTTTGTGTTACCATTCATATCTAATCCAAATGCATAATCCCAAAGTTTAGCATCTGCAGCTAAATTTTTTGCATCCCAATTCATAGATTTTAATGCATTGAATAATAATTTATCGGATATACCATTTGTTTGTTGATATCCCATTCCTCTTGTCTTTTCAATTGCTTTAGTATGATAGTATATGTTATCAAAATGTTGCCCTACCATTGTAAAGAAAAGTAATAAATTATCATTATTAGCATCGTTTACAATATATTGTGGAATATTGTTTAATATATAATTTGGGTTTTCTAAATCATATAGGTCTGCCTCCGATGCTAAATTATTTAAAACAATTGAACTTGTTATATCGTTGTCTTTTAAATATTTTTCAAATCCATCAAATGATTGAATAATTTGATTTTTCTTTATTGTTTGTCTTTCTACATCTTGCTGAGATGATAAAGAATTTACCCAAGATGCTATTTGTGCATTTTGAATAGCCGTATCATATAATTCAATTAATTTATTTTTATAATCAAAATTTAATACTCTTTCTTTTGCAGAACTAAAATGCACAAAATTACTCCAAACATATGTTGAACCACTTACATATTGTATGTTTAAATCATTTGTATTAACTACCGATGAACTTATATATGTTGATATTAAATTTAATGAACTTGTAGTTTCTGTTGAGAAAATTAAATCATCCAATGATTTAAAGTTAGTAGATTGTCGTTTTACATTGTCAACATCAATGTTAAAATTAGGTCCTTTGATTGGAGTACATTTTAACTCTGATTGGTCATTTAATACAATGGTTTCAATTAATGGATTAGTCATTAATTTTGTAATCCATAAAGTGGAATTATTTGTTACATTTGCCGGTAATGGTGAATATAATTTTAAT